TCGTAGGGAACTGTGCGACCGCTAACTTGACCTTGCCGTCGATCACTGGAAACACTGTCGTGGCGCCTTACCCCATCATTGGGGTGGATTCCGCATTGGGCAGCCAACCCTTTGTCTATGTGCCAGAGGGTTATGTTGCGGCATTCCTTGTAACATTTGGCTTGACGAACACCAACTCCGGCAACATCAGTATTGAGTATGAGTACTGGGATGCGCCTGGGCAGGTGGTGAACGCCAAGGTGGCCGCTAATGTCACTGCCGCCAATCAGGGAGGGCTGTCCACCACCGTTGCTTGGTCCTCGGGTGGAAATTGGGTCCGGCCGGTCAATCTTGACTACTCGTTTACCGGAGCCTTTCCAGCCGGGAGTATGAGCACCAATGTGTCTGTGTTGGTGACCAATGGAACTGTTACGTACACTGCATCCGGCTCGAATGCTGGAAATCTGGCTGTTGCTGCATCTGGTGGCACGGCCAATTCGTTCCTTCCTTTGGTTTACCCTGCAGAAATTGCGAATTCCACACTGCCGTGGAACTCCACCCGGCTAACATCAGTCGGTGGATTGTTCACGAACGTCACGCAGGTTTTGTTGAAGGGTGGCACCATATTGGCTGGGCGCGTGAGCCCAGCCACTTGGAACCCTTTCATAACGTCCAAAACAGTGATCTCCAACTTGCATCCCTCCGAGAAAGCCTTCTTACCCCTGGAGACTGGTCTTTACACATACTGTCCACCTAGTACGGACCTCGCCGATTTTTACGACTACACCGCAGTCACCACGAATGCTGTGGTCGTTCCAGGACCGGCTGTGCCCATTTACCGCCTCGATAATACGTCTTTGGTCAACATGGCGTTTATCAATCCTGGCGCCAACCCTGGTGCTTTGGCTGTAAACATCTCTTGGCACATCGAGTTCCGCACCACATCTGCTCTGTTCCAGATTGGAATGTCGCCTCTTACGCTGGAGAGCCTGCACCAGGCCCAATTGGCCCTGAGTCAGGTGGGGTTTTTCTTTGATAACCCTGA